TGGTGACGCCAGTTCATGACGGGCTCCTGTCGTGGTGAGGGTGGATGCTGTGGGGGAGGGCACCCCGCCCGGTATCGGCGGGCGGGGCGTCCTCGTCCTGGTTGGTCAGCGCTGCGCGGGGACGGCGGCGAGGGCCGGGACCTGCTCGGGCTCGATGACTGCCTTGGCCTGGCGGCACAGCCGGTGAAGGTCGGCCTCGCTGATGAACACGGTGACGCTGGTCCCGGTGACCTCGCCGAGGACGATGACCAGGTGGTCATCGCTGACCGTGCTGCGCCGGACCTCCATGGGGGTGGCGGAGTCGACGTGCACGTTCGTGGTGATCGTGGTGTCCATGCCAGACAGAATAAGACATAATCAGACAGTACGCAATGGACAACGTCCGACAAATGTCTGATCGTCAGCGAGGTGGCCATGGCCCGCGAGAAGTGCACCCACGGCAAGGGCACAGACCACCGCTGCAAAGCCTGGCCCATCCGAGGAGGCGTCGTATGCATCGCACACGGCGGCGCCGCACCCCAAGTCCGAGCCAAGGCCGCCGTGCGCGATGAAGTGATGCACTGGGGCCTCGGCGACGCCCACACCGACCCAGGCGAAACGCTCCTCCGCCTCGTCAGCCAGTCAGCCGCCCGCGTCCAGGCGCTGTCGGCTGAACTCCACGGCATGGTCGACGGCGACGACTCCGGCTCCCTGCGCAAGGCCCTCGTCGCCGACATCTGGATCCCCTCCGAGACCGGCGAGAAGTACAAGGCCGGCGAGTACGTCCGCGCCCTGGCCAAGCTCGAAGCCGAGGAACGCGACCGGTGCGCGACGTTCTGCGCCAAGGCGATCGCGGCAGGCCTAGCCGAGCGGCAGGTCCGCCTCGCGGAGCGGCAAGGCGCGCTGATCGCCGAACTGCTGCGCAGCGTCATGGACGACCCGCAGCTCGGCCTCACCGAGCAGCAGCGGAGGGCGATGCCGGATGTCGCTCGACGCCACCTCCGTCTCGCCAGCTGACCTACTCGCGTTCGACGCCGCGTTCGACCAGCTCGACCGGGACAGCCAGGCCGACCGGTGGGCCGCCGACTCCGTCGCGTGGGTTCAGGAGCGCGCCGGCGAGTTCGTATGGTCGCTGCAGGGCGACATCATGCGATCGGTCCGGGACAACGCGCGCACCGCGGTCCCGGCCTGCCACGGCCCTGGAAAGAGTCACCTCGCATCGCGGGCCGTCGGGCACTTCGTCGCCACGAAACCCCTCGGGGACTTCGCCGTCGTCACCACCGCCCCGACCGCGCACCAGGTCCGCGCCATCCTCTGGCGCTACATCCGCCGGCTGCACAAGAAAGCCGGCCTGCCCGGGCGGATCACCCAGGGCATGGTCCCCGAGTGGAAGATCGACGGTGAGCTCGTTGCGTTCGGCCGGAAGCCGGCCGACTACGACGAGGACGCGTTCCAGGGCATGCACGACCTGGAGCTGCTCATCGTGTTCGACGAGGCGTGCGGTGTCCCCGAGCAGCTGTGGGTCGCCGCCGAGTCGCTGATGACGAACGACGAGACCTGCCGGTTCCTGGCCATCGGGAACCCCACCTCGAGCAGCAGCTTCTTCCACAAGGCGTGCACCACCGAACCGGGCTGGAACGTCATCCCGATCTCCGCGTACGACACCCCGAACCTCACTGGCGAACCGGTCCCCGAAGACGTCGCCCGCCGGTTGGTGTCGAAGGCGTGGGTCGAAGACAAGGTCCGCCGGTGGGGCCCGAACAGCCCGCTGTTCAAGGCGAAGGTCCTCGGCCAGTTCGCCGACGACGACGACGGCCTCATTCCGCTCGCCTGGGTCACCGAGGCGAACTACCGGTGGCACGACTGGAACGACACCCGACAGCCCGGGCACCAGCCGACCGGGCGGACCGTCCTCGGTGTCGACGTCGGGCACTCCGGTGAGGACCGCACGGTCATCGCGACTCGCAAGGGCCACGTGGTGTTCGAGCTCGAGTCGTGGCAGCTGACCGACACCGTGCAGACCACCGCGCTGGTCGAGGCCCGCCTGGGCCAGCATGTCCAGGCGGTCGCCGTGGTCGACGGTGTCGGGGTCGGCGCCGGCGTGGTCGACCTGCTGCGCCACCACCGCCGCAACGTCCGGTCGTTCATCGCTGGTGCCGGGGGGCGCAGCTACCACGACGCGACCGGGATGCTCACCTTCGCTGACCTGAGGTCAGCGGCGTGGTGGTACGCGCGGGAGACGCTCGACCCGGCCCGGAACCCGACGCTGGCGCTGCCCGAGGACGACGAACTGACCGCCGACCTCACGGCGCCGCGGTGGTTCGAACTCAAGGGCGGCGTGGTCAAGGTCGAGTCGAAGGACGAGATCAAGAAGCGGTTGGGGCGGTCCACCGACTACGGCGACGCGGTGGTGCAGGCACTGTGGGAGGACCGGATCCCGCGCGGCATGGACGAGCAGGGTTCGCGCCTACCCGCGCTGCGACCGAGCCGCTACGCCCACGGCTCCGGCGGCTGGCACTAGCCCGCAGTGCACCCCTGCCGCGTGCACGACAGCCGGCCGACCAGGTACTCACGCTCGCCCCTCGGCATGCCGTACGGGGTCATATCGACCCAGTCCTGGTTGTGGACCGTCATCCGGCCGCCGCACCGCTCGCACGGTGGCCACCGTGTGCCGGCCCGCTCGCTGGCCAGGTACTTACGGGCGATGTCGCTGTACTCAGGCATCCGCTCATCGTTCCAGCCGTGGTCAACCGGGTTCAGCGCGGTGTGTTCAGACCAGAGGCGGTGCCGTGTACGCCCTGGCCGCCCGTGTCGCCCATTGGTTGATCGGCTGCGACTGCCTGGGCTGCCAGCTCCGCCGTGACGAACTGACCCGACTTCGCGCCGCGCGGCGCCGACCCAGGCGGAGGTGACGCGATGGCCACGAACGGGACTGTTCTCGATCTCGACAAGCTCACACCCGCTCAGAAGAAGATGGTCGCCGGTACCCCGCTGGGTAGCGCGATCACCACCGAGGACCGGCTGTTCCGCAGCTTCACCGACTTCCACCGCGTGTACGAGGGCGGCGAGCTCGACCGCCGCGCGATGCGGCAGATGCTGTCTGAGGACGGCAACCCGAAGAAGCTCGAGCAGGTGCTGTCGTTGCCGTTGCGCGGCGCGGACCGGGAGATCCGCGGTGAGGGGCCGGCGCTGCAGTTGGTCAAGGACAACGTCGGCCCGCTCATCGACCGGCTGATCGACCAGTGCACGTCGGCGATCTCGTACGCGAAGGCGTTCTTCGAGACCGAGTGGATGCTCCAGGGCGAGCAGGTGGTGTACCGGAAGATTCACCTGCGGCCGGCGACGGTGTGCGAGGCGGCCTACCGGGACGACACCGGCGAGCCGGATGGGTTCCGTCAGGAGATCTCCCCGGTCGCGCAGATCGACGCGCGTTCGAACATGGGCTGGGTCGACATCCCGAAGAATCGGGCGTTCGTCTACACGTACGGCTCTCACCGCGAACCGCTGCGTGGGGTGTCGGACCTGGACGTGTCGCTGCACTGCTGGGAGAACATCCAGAAGCTGCGCTTCCTGTACTTCCAGTTCCTCGAGCAGCAGTCGCTGCCGAAGATGGTGGCCTGGGGGAACGGTCCGGACGACGCGCAACGTAACGCCGACAACCTGTCCGAGGCCGGCGCGTCCGCGATCATCCCCGCCGAGCGCCTCCCCGACCCGCAGCAGCGCCTCGTCGAGATCATCGAGTCGTCCGGGAAGGGCGCCGGCCAGTTCATCGAGGCCATCCGCTATCTGGAGGGCCAGCAGACGCAGAGCGTGTTGGCTTCCTTCACCGACCTTGCGCAGGCCGCGTCCACGTCCGGACGTGGCTCGAACGCGCTGTCCGCTGATCAGTCGGAGTTCTTCCTCGCGTCGCGGCAGGCGATCGCCGACGAGATGTCCGCGCAGATCACCGAGGGCATCATCCGGCCGCTGGTGGTCTTCAACTACGGCCCCGACGTGCCGGTGCCGACGGTGCACATCGGGCCGATCGGGAACCGGCAGACCGACCGGGCACTCGACCTACTCAAGTCGATCATCGGGGCGCAGAGCCCGACCGCACCCAGCGAGTTCACCGGGTTCCTACTCAACCAGGTCGCCACGTTCCTCGGCCTGGACGCCGACAAGGTGTCGGTCGCGGTCGAGCACTGGGGCGACCAGCAAGCCCAGTTCCAGGCGCAGCAGCAGGCCGCCGCAGTGGCCGCCGCCAGCCAGTCGGTCACCGCGCCGCCGGCCCGTGCCGAGTCGACCGTGCCCACACCGGCGACCAGCGCCATCCCGAAGACCATCGCCCCCGGGGCGTCCAGCAACCGCAGCAGGAGGCGCTGACCCATGGCACCCACGACCGTGCACGTCTACGAGTACGAGCCGACCGACCCGCGACTGAAGCGGCACGTCGTCCACGACCCCCGCTCGCGCGCCTACGCGCTGCCGGAGAAGGCGAAGCCGACCACGCTGATCGCCTGGCCCCGGGTGGGCCCGGTGCTGGATCAGGGCGACGTCGGCTCCTGCACGGCCAACGCCGCGCTGGGTCTGCTGATGACGCAGCCGTTCTCCACCGGCAAGACCTACACCGAACAGGACGCCCTGGCGATCTACCACGACGAGACCGTCCTCGACGACTCCGAGATCCCCGGCCAATACCCGCCCACCGACACCGGGTCGGCCGGCATCTACGCCATGCAGGCGCTGCAGCAGCACGGGCTGATCACCAACTACCTGCACGCCTTCTCCCTCGACGCGGCCCTGGCCGCGCTGGTCAACGGGCCCATCGCGGTCGGCTCCGTCTGGATGAACTCGATGTTCGACCCCGACTCGTCCGGCCTGATCAAGGTCGACAAGCGGTCGAAGGTCGCCGGCGGGCACGAGTACGTCGTCGACGGGTACGACCCGGCCAAGGACGCGGTCCGGATGACCAACAGCTGGGGAACTTCGTGGGGTCTCAACGGCCAGGCGTGGATCAAGACCGCTGACTTCCAGTGGCTGCTGTCGCAGCAGGGCGACGTCGTTCAGCCGACGGTTCCGGTCCCGGCGCCTACCCCCACCCCGACGCCCGTTCCTGTGCCCGACCCGGCGCCGGCGCCTCCGAGCGACGTGAACGGGTTCCTGACCTGGCTGCAGAGCGTGGCGGCTCAGATCGAGACCTGGTTCGCCGGCAAGTGACCGCACCGGCGCCGGTCGAACAGCAGCCCGTCGACCAGCAGGGCCACCCGGTCGAGGACGCCATCCTGGTCGCGCTGGCCCTGTACTTCGCCTCGAAGCTGGCCATCGGCGCCACCCGGCTCCCGGCCCGCCTGGTCGCCCAACTGGTCGCGCTCGGGCTGTCCGAGCGGGCGGTCCGCGCGGCCGGCCGGATCGCGCTCGCACCACCGTTGACCGGGCGCCGCCGGCATGGATCCCCAACTGCCGGCGGCGCCCGCACCACCACAGTCCGCACCGTGGCCAGCGACGAGCCGGAGATGCGCGCCCGCTACACCCTGGCCGCCGCGAAGCGCCTCACCCAGGCCATCACCCTCGGGGTGTACCCGCAGGCGCTGCAGCTCGAGCGGGGCTACCTCGACAGCCACCGACGCGCCGGACGCCGCAGAGCGCAGGCCGCCGCCGCGCTGGACCGCACCGTCGCCGAGCACGGGCCGTACCTCGTCTGGACCACGAAAAACGATGCGCGCGTGGACCCCGCCTGCCGCCGCCTCGCCGGAACCGTGTTCACCATCGACAACCTGCCGAGCGTCGACGGAACCCCAGCCATTCCGGGTGCCCTGCACGGCGGGGAGTGCCGGTGCGAGGGCAAGCCCCTGTTCGACCGGTCCCAACCGCTGCCCACCATCAAAGCCCAACCTGTAGGAGTGTCCTGACATGGCCGCGACCCCGATCGTCGTGAACACCATCAGCCGGGCGGGTGCCGCCCCGGTCGCCGAGGCCGCTGGGGACAACACCAACGGCAACAGCTTCCCCAACAACGGTGCCACCTGGATCGAGGCCACCAACGGGGGAGGCTCGGCCGCCACACTGACCGTGGCCTACGCGAACAAGGTCGACGGCCAGACCGTGCCGGCCAAGTCGTTCCCGCTCGCCGCGTCGGCGAAGACCCGCATCGGGCCGTTCCCGGCCGCCCTGTTCGGCAACACCGTGGTCGTGACCCCGTCCGCGGCGTCGGTGACCCTGGTCGCCTACCAGCTCGGGTCGTGACCCCCGAGGAGGCAACAGCGCAGATCGCCGCCGTACAGGCGAACGACGCCGCGCTGCTGCCTCTGCTCGGCCCGGCCGCGTTGGAAGGCTGGCAGACGACCCTCGAGGTCCTGGAGGGCCTGGTGAACCTGGCCAAGCGGCAGGGCTACCCGGACGAGCTGGCCCGGCAGATGGTCGCCACCCAGTGGATGCTCGGCATCCGGCAGCAGGGCTGACCGGTGACCATCGGACTGTCGGAGAAGACCGCCGGCTATGCGGCCACCCCGTCGATCCTCGGGCCGAACCCGCTGTGGAAGAAGCCCGGGTTCAAGCTCCCGAACTACATCGAGAACGTCGCCCGAGGGCTGATGGAGTCGGGCAAGTCCGAGTCCGACGCGATCGCCACAGCTATCGGCGTGGTCCGACGGTGGGCCGGTGGCGGCGGGAACGTCCACCCGGAGGTGGTGGCGGCCTCGAGGGCCGCGATCGCCGAGTGGGAAGCACTCAAGGCACGCGCTGGCGGGAAGGGCAAGAACATGTCCCTGACACGAAGCCGCGTGGTCGCGCTGTCGACCTGGAACGAGGCCGCGCACCCGCGTGTGAAGGCCGGAGCCACCGGGGGCGGCGAGTTCACCTCCGGTAGCGGCGGAAGCTCGTCCAGCTCGACGCCCGCGGGGGCGAAGTCGGGGGGCAAGGCCACGAAGGGCAAGCCCGGGACCGGCACCGGAGCCACGGCCGCCGCTCAGGCGCTGTGGGACAAGATGTCGGGGATGACGCCGGCCCAGCAGACGGCCTACCTCAAGTCCCTGTCGCCGGCGCAGCTGCTGTCCCTGGGTGGTGCGGCGTTCGCTACCGGCCAGCCGGTCACACCGGCCATGGTCGCGGCGCGCGGGCTGGTCGCGGCTGAGCTGTCCTCGCGTGGGTTGACCCTGGCGGCGGCGAAGAAGACCACGGCCGCGAAGAAGCCTGCCGCGAAGAAGTCGAGCGGCAGCAAGAAGTCGAGCTCGAAAAAGTCCAGCTCAGGCGGCTCCTCGTCGTCGAAGAAGTCCAGCTCGGGGGGCTCGTCCTCGTCGAAGAAGTCGTCCGGGTCGTCGAGCAGCGGGTCGAAGTCGTCGGGCACGTCGAAGTCCTCGACCGGATCGTCGAAGACCGGCTCCACGACCCCGAAGCCGAGCACCGGCGGTAGTACGACGACCCCGGCGCCGCCGGCCACTACCACGCCCACGGGCGGCACCACGCCGGGCACCACGCCGGCCGTCGGCGGCTCACCGGTCGCCAAGGTCCGAGCCAGCAGGAAGAAGGTCACCCGGATGTCGACGCCCACGACCCGCCGCGCCCTGGAGATGTCGATGGTGGCCCCGCCGTTCGGCCGGACCGCCGCCACGGCCAGCCCCGCGGCGGCGAAGCCGGACGGCAACACCCCGCCCGCGCACATCCCGAACGTGGCCACCCTCCGCAAGGTGATGATGTCGTTCGGCCGCACCCCGCCCCCGGCCCGCCCGGCGCTGCTGAAGTCCATCCGCGCTGCCGCCGCAGCCCTCGGTGCGACGAACCTGGAGTGGGTGCAGTCGTTCCTGAAGACCAACGGCACCCCGGCGGCCATGGCGGGCAAGCCGAGCTCGTGAAGCTGCGCCTCGGGATGCTCGGCAACCACGACATCACCCTCGCCGACCTCCCCGAGGCCGAGGTCCTGGCGGCGATGGCCCAGATCACAGCCTCGTGGGACCTGCCCGAACCGACCGGGCACCTGCGGCTGCGCGCCGACGACCAGACCGAAGTCCTGATCTCACTCCGGGACATCGTCATCGCCGAAGTGACGACCCCCGCCTAGCTCCACCCGAAGACGACCCCCACACCAGCAGGTGCCGGGGGTGTTCGTCGTGCCCGCAAGGAGGCGCATCACGTGACTGGACGCGTCACCGTCCTGACCCCCATGGACAGCACGCCGGCGATCGAGCTCGGCGCCCAGACCTGGCGCAAGCAGATCCTGCCCGTCGGCTGGCTCAACTACGACGACGGCGTCACCAAGCGGCGACTCAACTTCACCTCCGACTACCTGAAGAACCTGGTGTCGGCGTTCAAGGCCAAAGCGTTCGACGCGGTGCCTCTGCAGGTCGGCGCGGCCCACAACAACGACCCCGAGAACACCGCCGGCCAGATCATCGGCCTGGACTCCGACGACCGGGGTCTCTACGCCACCGTCTCGACGACCGACCGCGGCACGCAGCTACTCAAGGACCACCAGAACCTCGGCGTGTCCGTCCGCATCGTCGAGGACTACGAGCACCAGAACGGGAAGGCCAGCACCCCGTACAAGGCTGCCCTGCAGCACGTCCTCGCCACCTGGGTGCCCCGGGTGGCCGGGATGGCGCCCTGGCAGGCCGTGCAGTGCTCCGACGAGTCCGAGGGCCGGTTCATCGACCTGTCCGCTCTGGTCTTCACCGACGACGGCACGGCCGTCGCCCCAGCCCCCGCCGGTCCCGGCGGCCAGCAAGTTCCCCCCACCCAGAAAGCGAGGGCACCCGTGCCTGAGCAGCTGACCGAGGAGGAGCTGGCCGGCGTCCGGTCGATCCTGCCTCTCCTGCAGAAGATCGTCGCACCGGCCGACTCCGCCGACGACGAGACCACCGACACCGAGGACGAGGCCAAGCCGCCACGCAAGATCAAGGCTCCGGTCGCGCCGGTCGTCGAGGCCGAGGGCGAGGACGACGCGGAGGACGACGCCGAGCAGGACATCGCCGCGTCCGACGACGACACCGACGGCATCGAGCTGACCACCGACGCGAACGCGCTCGAGCTGGCCCGAGTCACCGTGGAGATGGCCCAGATGCGGGCCGAGCGTGACAACGAGCGGTGGGAACGCGAGTCCCGCGAGCTCGTCGTCGACATGGGCCTGCCCCCGGCGCTGATCAAGGTCGCCGCGCCGCTGCTCAAGGGCCGCGGGCACACCGTGGAGCTCTCCCAGGGCAGCACGGTGGACGCCGGGAAGGTCGTCCGCGACCTGCTGCACGCCGTCGCCAAGACCTACCCGCCGGCGGTCGACCTGTCCGGCCCGATCGGCAGCCCCCACGAGGTCGCTGCGTCTGAGGCCGAGGACGCCCAGATGAACGACGTCATCACCCGCGCCAACGCCGCCCGGTTCGCCCGCTAAGGAGCCCAGGACATGTCAGGTCTGTACCCCACATACAAGCAGGGCGGCCCGGTCACCTACGAGGTGTCGGTCAGCATCACCGGTGGTCAGCTCGTCGAGTTCGACGGCACCACCCAGAAGATCAAGCCCGCCGTGGTCGGCTCGAAGGCGGTGCTCGGGGTGGCCATGAACAACGCCTCCCCGGCCGGCTCCGGTAGCCCCACCGACTTCGGTCAGTACCCCTCCAGGGTGGCCGTGGGCGCTATGCCGCAGATCTTCAAGTTGAAGGTCTCGGCTGACGTCGCGGCCGGCGCCCTGGTCGCGGCCACCGCGAACGGCGGTATCGGCCCGGCCGGTTCCGACACCTTTGACCAGGTCGTAGGCCGCTGTGTCGACCCGGCGGGTATCACCGCGGGCGCCTCCGGCCTGATCAAGCTCACCATCTGAGGACGAGAGGCACCCCGACATGGCTACGCTCCCGAACATCTCGTCCCAGGACGGCGCGAGGATCACAGTCAACGACTGGATCAACAGTCCGAAGACGATCCCCACCTACGTGCTGTCGCTCATGGACCAGGAGTTCCTGCCTGACGCCGTGCTGCGCAACGCCGGTGACAACAACTCCGGCGTGGTCCGCCACAACGCGACGACCCCGCTGTACTCCGACACCGCGCTCACCGAGCGCGAGGAGTTCGGCGAGATCCCCGTCGGGACCGGCAGCCTCGGCACCCCGGTGTCGGTGTACACGGTCGAGACGTCGCAGGCGGTCGTGATCTCCGCGCGGGACCAGAAGCGCAACGCGATCGGCAA